CGGTCGTCGTCACTCATCGCGACGCGGCCGGGTTCGGGCTCGGGTTCGGGCTCGGTGTTGTTGTCGGTGTCGGCCTCGGGGGGGAAGCCGAGTGCCGCGCGCACGGCCGCGGCCGTCGCGGCCGCTGCCGTGTCGGCGTCGACAGGCTCGGGGGAGTCGAGCTGCGCCTGCAGCAGCGCGACCTGACGCTCAGCGATCTCGGTCGCCAGGCGCCGCACGGCTGCCGCGGACGTCTCACCACCGGACGGCGCGCCGAGCAGGCCAGCGACTACCTCGTCATAGGTGGCGATCCGATCGACGACTCCTGCCTCGAGCGCGCGGGTGGCGTTCAGGCAGCGCCCCTCGCCGTAGTTGGCGATGACGGCGTCGGTGGTGATGCCGCGGCCCGCGGCGACGTCGGCGACGAAGAGCGCGTAGGCGTCGTCGACGGCGCTTTGCCACTGCTCGCGTGCCTCTTCGTCGAGCGGGTTGTCGGCGTTGCCCTCGACCTTGTAGCGGCCTGCGTGCACGTAGGTGACGGCGACACCGAACTCCTCGTTGAACTTCGACCAGTCCTGGTGCACGCGGTAGACGCCGACGCTGCCGGCGTAGCCGCTGGTCGTGCTGACGATCTCGTCGGCCTGTGCCGCGATCCAGTAGGCCGCGGACGCCATGAGGGTGTCGGCGATCGCGACGATCGGCTTTGATCCGCGCGCGGCGCGCACGATCGCGGCGGTTTCGGGGACGAGGTCGACGAGGCCGCCGGGGGAGTCGACGTCGATGACGATCGCGCTGACGTCCGGGGAGTTGACGGCCTCGAGGAACGCGTCGCGGAATCCGATCAGGCCGCCGCCTCCGCCGAACAGGAAGTCGAAGAACGAGCCGTGCGGGGTGATGATCCCGGTGAGCGGGATCACGGCGACGCCGGCGACCGGCTGACCGGACGACGGCTCGGCTGCCTTCGTGGTCGAGAAGCCGGCCATCGCCGGCATACGCGCAGCGTGCGCGAGCTGTGGCAGCAGGTCGGGGCGCACGGCCCAGGGCGATCCGTCGAGCAGCAGCGGTGCGACCCCCGATTCGGCGGCCTGCGTGTACAGGTCCCGGACAGCGGTCCGTGATGGTTCCGGCATGTGGACCTCCAGAGGGGTCGGATGAAGCGCGGGCCCAGCGGGCACGCGGCCGTGCTACTCGGCAGAGGGCTCGGTGCTGGCCGAACCCATGCCCTTGGCGGGGTAGGGCACCGACAGAGGCCAGAGGTTGTTGCGAGGCAGGTAGTGGTCGTCCATGCCGGGCTGGTCGCTCTGCGGCAGGTTGAGGACCGTCTTGCCCTGGTTCGGGGTCATCAGCGCCGACGCGATCGCTGCGCGCAGCGCCTCGATCTCCTTGAGCTTGTCGCCGCGCAGCAGGCCGCTGAAGTCATGCTCGACGTACAGGTCGTCCTCGCGGAGCCGGTCGCGGATGACCTGGGCGTTGATGCACTGCTCGATGAGGATGAGCGGTGGCGCGAGGCCGTCCATGTAGCTCGCCTGGCGCTGGTCGTTGATGTCCCCACCCTCGGTGAGACCGAAGCCGAAGCAGGCCGGCGCGATGCGATAGACCGCACCGGTCTCTTCACGCGCGACGTGGCGCTGCTCGACGAGCTGCGCCTCGACGGCGGTGTGGCCTACCGTCTTCCACTCCAAACCTGGGGGCAGCAGGGCGGGGCGCCCGGCGTTGTCGGGCCCGGCGTACAGCGCCTCGATGTCGCTGCGCAGCTGCTCCATGAGCGCCGACTGCATGTCGGGCTCGAGGCCGAGGAACTCTTTGTCGGTCGTGACCGCCGACGGCGGCCGCGCGGAGTTGCGCAGCATCGCGCGCTGGTGGCGCTGCGCGGCGTCCTCGATGTTCATCGTCACGCCGAGCTGCTGCAGAGGAGAAACGCCCAGCGGCCCAAGGGGTGACCACCACGCGACGTGCAGGATGTCGTCCATCGACACCGTGCGCCTGATCGATGGATCGTCGTCGTCGAGCGTCCAGCCGGCAATCGTGTCGCGCCACGGGCGGATCGGTACCGCGAAGCGGTAGTCGGAGGCAGCGAACCGCAGCCGGTTACCCGCGCCGTTCTGCACCTCGACGAGCGCGTTGCCGTGTACTGAGAGGGGTCCGAGCAGCGCCATCACGAACTGAGCGGCGCAGCCGCGCTCCCACGGCTCGGCGATCGCCGTCGCCAGCGGATGGTCGCCGGCGCGCACGCGCTCGCGGGAGTCGTCGCCGGTGCGGCGGTAGACCTTCAGCGGAACGCGAACGGACTCGGCGAGCAGCCACATCACCGCGGCGGCGACCATCGGCTGGGTGGCGAACAGCTCGGCGAAGCTGACGCGCTTGTCGCCGGCGAGCAGCACGCTCTGCGACGGCCACGCGTACGACGGCACGCTGGAGGTGCGCAGGTCGCCGCGGCCGGCCGCAATCTCGACGGGCTTGCCCGCGGGATCGATGACCGTGGCCACCGGCTCAGAACTCCTGCATCTGCGTGACGAGCGACGCGGTCAGGTACTGGCGGCCGCCGAGCGGCTGCATCTCGCGCCCCGACACGACCGACGCCTCCTTGAGCACCACGTAGGTGCCCATGTCCTTGGCGTCGAGGGTGCCCTGCACTACCCGACCGTCGATGTGCACTGCGATCTTCGCGCCGAGCTGCGGTGCCGACACGATCGGCAGCGGCCGGTTCGCGGCGGCTGCGGCCTGCAGCGCGTGACGCGCGTTCTCCTGCGCGTCGAGCTCGCGGCCACGCATCCGCTCGTGGATCTCAAGGCGGCGCACCTTCCACCGCGCGCCGGCGATGACAGCGGCGAGCACGAGGATGGTGAGGCAGATGATGACCAGCTGCAGGGTCGTGATCACAGCACTCCGATCCGGTAGTTCGAGAGGTCAAACGGGGGCGGCTCTTCGTCGCCCTCGCCGATCGCGACGGCGTGCACGTTGCTGGCGGCGGTCAGCGCGTCGATCACCCGGCGATCCTGGCCGCGCGCCTGGCGCGTCGCGCGGGGTCGGTCGAACTTCTCGCGGTTGCCGAGCACCGGTTTGGCGATCGCGTTGAGGACGTGCTGGTTGAAGACGGGGTCGTGCGGATGCTCGATGAGGCCCGTGCGCATGCCTTCCATCCAGCGTTCGTAGGCGAGCGCGGCAGGCTCGTTGGTCTGCGAGTACGCGATGACCTCGGCGCCGAGCCCGGACTGGTCGCTGTCATCGGGCAGCTCGGGATCGTGGGGCTTCTGGATCCACTCGACGAGCTGCTCGCCGCCGGCGTTGGGATCGATGACGACGGTGTGGATCGGGTTGCGGCGATGCACGCGCTTGAACGCGGCGCGCACCTGGCCGGGCGGGGTGCTGGTGCCGTTGCGTGGCGGCACGACGATCTCGGGCTTGCCGAACACGCGGCGCTGGATGCCCTCGTCGAGCTCGTCGAGGTCCTCGGGATCGGGCAGCCAGAGCGGTGCGACGGCGCTGGTGTCCCACTTCCAGCCGAGGTCGGCACCGGCCCAGACCCGGACGCCGGCGGGGAGGATGGTGCGCGGCAGCCCGCTCCACTCTTCGGGGGCGATCGCGGGGTCCTCGGTGCGGCTGGCGACGCCGCAGACGAAGCGCGCCCAGTGCGACTCGCGCATCGTCGGCGAGTCGTGCTTGCGCTTCAGGCCATCGACCGTGACGCCGCTGAAGGGGTTGGCCTGCTTGACGAGCTTGAGGTCGTGGACATTCTCGCCGGAGCGCAGCGCGTGCTGGTGCAGCACAAGCTCGGGCGTCCGCGCGATGGTGTGGCAACCGTCGCGGGTGACCTCGGCGGTCGAGAGGATCTCGTCCTTGGTGGTCTCGTACTCGCTGCCGGGCTCGCCGGCGGTCGAGATCGCGACGATCTGGCCGCCGCGCTTGTCGAGCTTGCCGTGCCACGTGCGATACAGCCGCAGGTCGGGATGGCGGTGCAGCTCCTCGAGGAGCGCGAGGGTGAAGATCACGCCGTCACCGGTGCGGTCGTCGGCGGCGAAGACCTGGATCTGACCACCGGTGCGCAGCGCGTTGATGCGGCGGTAGCCCTCGTAGACGCGGAAGCGCTTCTTCAGGCCAGGGGTGCGGTAGACGAAGCCGGCCGCCTGGCGCAGCAGCACCCCCGTCTGGTCACGTGAGGACGCCGCCATCGGGACATACGCGCTTGGGGTGTAGTCGGCGTGATACAGCGCGAAGCCGGCCATGTTGGTCGTCTTCGCGTTGCCTTCGGGCACGTCGAGCCAGACCTCGGGGATCCCGCTGAAGATCTCGCCAGCGACCTCGAGGAAATACACCTCGACATCCCACGGGCCGCCGGTGTCCAGGATCATCAGCCGCGCGTAGCGACGGAAGTGATCGACGGTCAGCGGCGTGAGCGGCTTGTGCGCTGTGCGGTCAGCCGCATGCCTTGCGTCTGGGCGCGAGCTCGTCGAGCTTGTCGAACGCGTCGGCTTCTGACTCGGCGCCCGGCTTGGGCTTCGGTCCGCCATCGGGCTTGGGGTCCTTCCGTCCGGGGGCGCGTCCGCCGTTGATGCCGAGGGCGAGCAGATGCTTGATCGCCGAGACGCTGCCCGCGCGCGCCTCGCGCCCGAGCAGCCGCACGAGCTCCTCGTCGTCGGGTGGTGTCGGCAGCTCGTCCTTGGCGGCCTCGATCGCGTCGAGCGTCACCTTGCGCAGCCACTCCGACGGCGTCATGTCCACACGTCCGGCTGCCTCGGCGACCTGCGCCGGCACGTCGGGCGGGACCTGGAAGCTCAGCCGGGCGCGCCGGGGTGTCTGACGTTTTTTCGGTGTCGCGCTCTTTTTCTCGCGGCGAGTGTGGACATCACCCCCAGCGACCCCGGCGGCGGTCTTGCGACCGCCCCCCCTACCCGCAGCCATCAGGCGCGGAGATTGCAGAGCGCGTGCGTCGCCTGCAGGTTGTAGTCGGCGTCGCTGCCGCCGCTGGCGCGCGGCACCTTGTGGTGGATGTGCAGCGACTGCGGGTGCGGCCGGCGCAGCGCCGGGTCGATCGCGCCGCCACACAGCTGACAGGTCCAGCGGTCTCGCACGGCGATGCGCAGGCGGGTGGGCTCGAAGGCGTTGCCGCGCGCGCGGCGCGCGAGCGGATGACGGGGGCAGCGCCGCGTCCTCGATGGGCGCGCACACACCGGGCAGGCGTAGAGCATCGTCACGGTCGACCCCGCGCGGCAAACTCGGCCTGCGCCGCGGCGATCTGCCGACCGAGCGCGCTGTCGGCGTAGGCCGGGGGTGGCGACACGGGGAGCGGTTCACTCGTCGGTGCGACCGTCGCCGGGGCTCGGCGTCGGCGCCTGAGCATGGGACGCAGGACGGTCATAGGTGAGGGCTGCGGTTCGTGCGCATCATGAGCGCGAGGTCCTCGAAGCCCAGCGACGCTGCGGCCGCGGCGGGCGCGCAGCGCGCGCACCTCATACGGCGCGACGTTCTCCAGGCGCGCGACGTCGTCGACGCCAACGCCGGCGTACTGGGAGAGGATGCGGCGCTCCTGTTGCGCGCCCATTCAGAATCACCTCGGTTCCCGGCGACGTCGCCGGCGTGGGATGTCGGGAAGTTCGGCGCGGCGCCGGCGCGCGGGCGGGCGCTGGTAGCCGACGATCACCTGCAGCGACGAGGCGCGCCACTTCGTACCGCCACGCACCGTCTGCCAGCCCTCCTCCTCGAGGATCCGCGCGATCGCGCTGAGCGGCATGCGCTGGTCGTGCAGCGCCTGGACGCGCGCGACGAGGTCGGGGTGATCGGCGATCGACGGGCGACCGGTCGGCTGGCCGCGGGCGCGCAGGGCGGCGAGCGCGACCTTCGTGCGGTCGCCGATCATGCCGCGTTCCATCTCGGCGAAGGCGACCATCACGTGCGCGACGGCGCGGCCGGCCGGCGTCGACGTGTCGACGTCGGGCTCGAGCATGACCAGCGGGGCGCCGGCCTCCTCGAACCAGTCGACGATCTCGCAGAAGTCGCGCATCGATCGGGTGAGCCGGTCGAGCTTGGACACGACCAGGCCGTCGACGTCGCCGGCGGCGATGCGCTCGAGCGCGCTGCGCAGGCCCGAGCGGTTCAGGGTGCTGCCGCTGATGCCCTCGTCGCGGACGATCTCCTCGAGCTCCCAGCCGCGGTAGTCGAAGGCGCGATGCAGCAGCGCCTCCTGCGCCTCGAGCCCGAGGCCGCTCGTCGCCTGCTCGTCGGTCGAGACGCGCAGGTAGGCGATCATGCGCTGCGGGCTATTCAGCGATGTCATCGGGCGCGGGCGGGGGGCGGTGGGGCGGGC